AAACAAACACAGCTAACAAAAGATAGTGAAACAGGTCAACTACGACCAGGACAATTTATAAACCTACCATACTTCGGAGAGGAACGTAAAGCTTTGAACGTAGATGGCACACCATTTACACTAGATGAATTTATGAAAGTAATCAGTGCAAACCTGGTTACAAAAGAAAGACTGAAAGGAATTACAGAAGAGATTGAACACAAGAGTATGGAGGGTGTTGACGAAGAGTTTACAGAAGGTCCACCATGTCTAGCAGCAATATCTAAATTATCTAAGAATGAAAATTTTGATGGCAAAGATAGATTTATGTATAACTATCATGTCATGGTTAAGATGAAGTATCCAGACAACTGGCAACAGAAAGTTATGAATGCACCAGTAAAGTATTTTGCTGGCGTCCATGCAAATGCGTGGGATCAAAAGTTTTTGAATCAAAAAGTAAAATCGTGGAATAGAAGTTCTAAAGGATATACCTGTACACAAAGTCCACTAAGTGAGAATTGTAAAAAAGGTATATGTGTTAAGAAAAAATTTGGAGTGTTGGCAGGATCAAAAGGATCTTATCCTGTGTTGACAAATTTAAAAAAGATAGACCTAGATCCAGAACCAGAATATGAATTTGATGTAACAAAACCTGATGGTATTGGTACAGCCACAGTGCATTGTAGAAATGTAGAGCATCTAAACGATCAACGTAAAAGACGTAATTCAATATCAAAAGCTGCAGGATTCTTACCACCATTAATTAAAAATGATGAAGAGCAAACTATTATGGATGCACTATATCAAACACAGAAAGTTGTACAGCCACCTGTAGGCACATCACCAAAAGAAAAATTACATGATGTTATACATGCTAAAATCAATGGACCAAAAGCAACGAGCGATGCTGCATTTAAAACTGGATCTGTATTAATAGAAGGTGAGTATGCATTCTTTAAATTTGATAAATTTTATGACAAGCTAAAAGCAAAGAACTGGAAGTATGGTGAGGATAAGACAGGTCGTATGATGCAAGTATTATATCAAGAATGTGAGATAGAATTTTTAGAACAGAAAAGGTTTCCATCAAAAGAAGCTGGTAAGTATCATTCATCTACAAAGAATATTATACAAATAAACATAAAATCTTTTGAAGAGGTGCCTATACACCACACAAAAACAAAACATAAGACTGACATACTATGATTAGTAGAAAATTATTCGGGCCTCCGGGCACAGGGAAAACAACAAAGTTATTAAAATATGTAAAAACATTTTTAAAACTGGGAACACCTATTGATAAGATAGGATATTTTGCATTTACAACTAAAGCTGCAAATGAAGCAGTAGACAGAATGCTAGACTATCACACAGCATTTGAAAGAAAAGATCTTAAACATTTTAGAACTCTACACTCTCTTGCTTTTAATCAGCTTGGTATGAAAAAGGCACAAGTTATGCAAGATGAACACTATGAAGATATAGGTAGAAAATTAGGTATAGAGGTTACCGTTTATGCAAATGGTGAAGAGTCTACAGGATTTATAAATTCTGACAGCGAATATTTTAATTTAATTAATGCAGCTAGAATAAAAAATATTTCTATTGAAGAAGAGTATAATACTGACATGTACTCACAAGACATGGACAAAAGATTATTAAAAATTATTGCTGATGAGGTTCAAAATTATAAAGAATCATTTGGATTAATAGATTTTACAGACATGATTGAAAAATTTATTGTGTCTAAATTGTGTCCAAAATATGACGTAGCATTTGTTGATGAAGCACAAGATTTATCACCGATACAATGGAAAATGTTCAATATTATCAAGGAAAATAGCAAATATGTTATACTAGCAGGCGATGATGATCAAGCGATTTATGGTTGGGCAGGTGCAGATGTAAAAAAATTTCAGCAAGAAATTTCAAAAAAAGACATAATTTTGCCACAATCTTACAGGGTTCCACAAAGTGTGCAAAACTTAGCAGATAAGATATTAGATTTAATTCCAAAAAATAGACGTGTACAAAAAAATTGGAAAGCAAGAAAAGAACAAGGCACGGTAAGTTATGTTTACGGTCTTGAAGATGTACCAATTGATGAAGGTAATTGGTTAGTTCTTGCAAGATATAATGACAAATTAAATAGACTTAAACCTTTTTTAAAAGAACGAGGTATTTATTTTGAATACAAAGATCGTAAAAGTTACAAGGTAACCTTGTTTAGAACTATTCTAAACTATATAAGATGGCAAAAAGGTGACGAGCTATCTTTGTCTGAAGTAAAAGATGTGTTTGAGTATACTAGCACTGACGATCCACCTTCAGAAGAAAGGATGTATAATTTAGAAGAATTTGGTTATGACAAAAACATACCCTGGTATGATGAGTTTACATCTGATTATGAAGAGTGTTTGTATATACGAGAGATGTTAAGCAACGGAGAAGAATTAAGAAAAGATCCAAGAGTAAAACTATCTACAATACATTCTGCAAAAGGTGGCGAAGCAGACAATGTATTATTAATTTTAGACAATACAAAAACAATAAGAGAAGCAGCTGAAAAAAGTATAGACAAAGCTGATGAAGAACACAGAGTTTGGTATGTGGGGGTGACACGGACAAAACAAAACCTATACATTATGGCAGCAAAAAAGGAGGACCAAGGTTATGACATCGAAAGTTTGGGATAAGCAGCACGGAGGATCACATTATAAAAAATATAAAATTCAACCAAGTAAGTTTGTAGTTGAGAATGAGTTGTTATATCCTGAAGGTTGTGCTATAAAATACATAATCAGACATCGTGATAAGGGAAAGAAGGAAGATTTGTTGAAAGCAATACACTTTATTGAAATGATTATTGAAAGGGACTATAGTGAAAATTCCTAAATTTGAAGCACAGACAGAGTGGGTTAAACCTACAGAATTTCCAGATCTTCGTGATGTGGATGAAATAGCGATTGACTTAGAAACAAAAGATCCAGACTTATTAAAGAAAGGATCTGGCTCTGTAATAGGAAATGGTGAAGTTATTGGTGTTGCTGTAGCTACAAAATTTTACAAAGGATATTTTCCAATAGCACACGAAGGTGGCGGTAATATGGATAGATCAAGAGTCCTATCTTGGTTGAAAGATATTTTAGAATCACCATCAACAAAAATTTTTCACAATGCTATCTATGATGTGTGTTGGTTACGATCCATGGGATTTAAAATAAATGGTGACATAGCCTGCACTATGATTGCATCAGCATTGACCGATGAAAATAGATTTAGATACGATCTTAATAGTTTATCCTGGCACTATCTTGGTTATGGTAAGAATGAGGCTGCACTCGCAGAAGCTGCAGAAGAGTGGGGCATAGATCCAAAATCAGAAATGTATAAATTACCTGCAATGCATGTTGGTGCATACGCAGAACGTGATGCTGAAGTAACATTAGGACTTTGGCAAGAAATGAAAAAAGAAATTATTAGTCAGGATTTAGAAGATATATTTGATCTAGAGTCTGATTTATTTCCATGCCTGGTTGACATGAGATTTAAAGGTGTACGTGTAGATATAGAACGTGCACATAAAATGAAAAAAGAATTTGTAGCACAAGAAAAAGAATTACTTCATAAAATAAAAGGTGAAACAAACATTGATACACAGATCTGGGCAGCTAGGTCTATTGCAAATGTATTTGACATGTTGCGATTACAATATCCAACAACAGAAAAAACAGGTGCACCATCATTTACAAAAAACTTTTTACAAGAACACGAGCACCCTGTTGTAAAAATGATTGCACAAGCAAGAGAGATTAACAAAGCACACACAACCTTTTTAGATTCTATTCTTAGATACGAACACAAAGGTAGAATCCATGCAGAAATAAATCAATTACGTAATGCTGGTGGTGGTACGGTGACTGGTAGATTTTCTTACCAGAATCCTAATCTACAACAAATACCAGCTAGAAACAAAGATCTTGGACCTAAGATAAGGTCATTATTTATACCCGAGGAAGGCCATACATGGGGTTGTTTTGACTATTCTCAGCAAGAGCCTAGGTTGGTAGTGCATTATGCTTCTTTATATAAATTACCGTCTGTTTATGATGTTATTGATTCTTATAGTAATGATTCTAGCGCAGACTTTCACCAGACTGTTGCAGACATGGCTGACATACCTAGATCACAAGCCAAGACGATCAATTTGGGTCTTTTTTATGGTATGGGTAAAGCTAAATTACAGGCAGAGCTTGGTGTAACAAAGGACAAAGCTGCAGAATTATTTAATACGTATCATTCACGTGTACCATTTGTAAAACAATTGATGGAGAAAGCATCTAACAGAGCACAAGACCGTGGTCAGATAAGAACTTTACTAGGTAGATTGTGTAGGTTTCACCTGTGGGAACCTAATAGTTTTGGTATGCATAAAGCCATGACTCACGAAGATGCACTCAGGGAACATGGACCGGGGATCAGGAGAGCTTATACATACAAAGCACTTAACAAATTAATACAGGGCTCTGCAGCAGACATGACGAAGAAAGCAATGTTAGAACTTTACAAAGAAGGTATCATACCGCATATACAAATACACGATGAATTAGATATATCTGTTAAAGACGAATCACATGCTAAAAAAATAATTGATGTGATGGAAAACGCTGTTACACTGGAGGTCCCAAACAAAGTTGACTACGAACACGGGGACAACTGGGGCGAAATACATGGGTAATTATTATGGCTTATTTAAATGCAAACATACCAGTAGAATACGCGCAGATTCGTAGAGAATATTTATATGATTTACAAAAACATCATGGAGAAGTTGAAGACTGTATTATCTTTGGTCTTAGTGCTATTACAGGTCGTAGCATTTTATTTCATGCTATTATGGAGAATGGTGCAATCTTTTATAGATTACCTATCTCAGCGTTTATTCAACGTGGATTTAAAGTTGAGGACGTTCCTAAACGTAGACTTGATGAGCTTCAGCTCTGGAATTGTTTTAGCTATTATCCTTCTGTTCATTCTTTCGATATCTTAGACGGACAGGCCGGTAAATACATAGGTAAAGATAAAAAATGGCACCCAGGTAAATACTTATTTACTGTTGACTTTGCACATCCTGAAAGTAATATACTGGATACTGATCATTCAGAGATCCCGCACGAACACAAGTGCGCTCACATAATTGCCTTAGATGATGGTAATTATGCAGCACAGCCCAATAATAGATGTATATGGGACATACCTTCTTTCACTGTTAAAGATAGTGTGCCTGATTGGAAAGTGCAAACTAATGAATGGAATGTAGAAGATACAAGTCAGTGGCGTACAGAAGACACGGATAAGTTTTTCTACGAAATAGAGGAGAAAAAACATGATTGAAAAATGTAAAAGAATTTGTTGCAAGATTTGGGACAAAATAAAAGCTGGCTGGGAATGGATCGTGTCAAGGTTCAACAAGTAATTTATGGCGCTAAAAATTTCTGAGTCCGCAGCTGTACAGATGCCAATGAAGACGGTTGCCAGTCTGATCGTAATCGTGGCACTCGGCACGATGGGCTATTTTCAAATTGTAGAACGTCTAAACATAGCAGACACTAAAATCAAGATTATGGAAAAAGATCTTGAAGAGAATACAGAGTTTAGAATAAAATGGCCACGTGGAGAAATGGGTTCACTTCCTGCGGACTCGGAACAATTTATGATGATCGAGGATCTTTATAAAACCACAGATAAGTTAAACAAACACATTGAAGATATGGCATTGAACAAAGTAAACATTGAGTTTTTAAGAAAACAGATGGACAAAGTTTTAATTGATATAGAAAAATTAAAAGATGCTAATAGAGATCTTGGCTACAAAAATGGTAACTCACAATGATAGAAGCTGTCGTAGGATTATTAATGTTTGTATCAGGAGATCTTAAAGAAGCTCGTATACAAGAAAACATGGCTGCATGTCTTCGAAGTAAACGTCATGCTGAAAGACAATACAGCAAAAATGTAAGATATCAGTGCTGGACTGGTGATTCTCTC